CCAAATGCTTTTGCATCATCCAGGCCGAAAATTTGCTTGGTATCCCCCAAAGCAAATTTGCCACTAACGGCAACACCGGAAACAATCAGCCCCGAAACGCTGTCATTGGTACCGGCTGTAATTCCCAGGTTGCCGTTAGTGACAATAATATTTACACCAGGTAGCATTTAGTTGCGTTTAAAAGTTTTCAGTTCAGTTCCCAATGAGAAGGCATGATTGCGGGCATGGGTTATTTCCTTATCCAGGAACACGTTATTATCGGTTGTCACGTGTAACACGTCCTGATCCGGGTAGCTATCCCAATAGTCAGTCAGAAACTCCGGTTCCACTTCTTGTTCTTCTTCAGCGGCAATTGCCTGGAGTGCAGTAGTTACTTTTTCGTTGCCTTTGGCAATTTGTACCGCCCTGGAGAATACTTTTTTTTCAATCTCATCATCTGAAACAGATGCCTCCAGTATATTCAATTCGTCCTGATTTAATCCGGCTATGTGCGGAGCCAGGTTTTGGGCTTCTTCTTCAATAGTTGCCTTCAATTCGGTAGCCTCTTTTTCGGCAGCTAACTTTTCAGCAATAGCCTTTTTAGTAGCTTCTTCTTCAGCCGCTATTTTTTCGGCAGCAGCCCTTTCAGCGGCTTCTTTTTCGGCAGCTATTTGCCGGGCTGCTTCTTCATTATTGCGCAACTCCGGAGAGTCTGCGCTTATAACTTTCTTTGTCATCTCTTATCTAAGCTTTGTGGTATCAACCATGTAGATTTTAAACTCGTATTTACCTTTCTTGTCAGCTTTGAATTTGCTGAAGTCAACGACTGGAGGGCACGGCTTTACGGGTGGGCATTTACAATCAGGGCATTTGCAGTCAGGACATTTTTGCACCGCTACCGTTGGGCACGGTTGGGCAAAAACTTTTGCCTGAATAAGCTGTCCGGCAAACATACCTGCCAGCACACAGGCCAGGCAGGGTAATAGTTTCAGCCAGTTCATAGGTAACTGACAAGCGTAAAATGAGTAATGCGAAAATGATCCGTTAGGCTTATGCTACGTTTTCGGCGGTACATACCGCCGCCGTCAAACTGGCTACCCTTTTCCCCACTGGAGGTATTGCCCTCAATGGTGGTAAATTCTTTATTGGATTGCTGTTTGAGCACAAACCCCACATGACCGAACGGCCCCGTTCCCCGCTGCCAAATCACGATTGAACCGTCCGGTACATGGAATTTCCCACTCAACACATCCGAAGCTTTTATAGATTTTTGCGTTATAAATGCCTTTGCCATTGCACTATTAATAAGAGGCTCCCGAACATTGGCCCGGTTCAGACAGAACGAAACTGCCGCCGCACACCACGGGTAACCCGGCCCCAGCCCTACACTCCTTAAAAACATTTCTACCTCTTTGCCCCGGTTGGAATTGGCAGGCACTTCTTTGATACCCTCATATTGCAAGGCTATAGTAAGGTGCCTGGGTGGTTCTGTCCTGGTTTCGGCTTTGGCAATGGAGGCGGCAATGATCAGCGCAATTGCCAGTATGACGGCTGACCACACACGCGGCCCGGCATCCGGCCATGCCGTGGCATCTCTAAACCTTTTCATATCCCAGCCAGGGAACATATAGGCCACACAAAACCGAAACAACAGCAGACCCAGGGTAGCATAGGAGAGGAACGCCCCAAAGCCGGACAGCTCCACAATGGCATCCGTTTTTTTGAGACCTAGTTTATATAGGACAGTCGAGGGGAAGGGGAAGGTATGATATACTACGTAACATACCACGAAAATCAGGAGCGACAAGTACAGCCATTCCCGGAGTTTGTCTTTAGTCAGCTTTTCCATTTTTATTTTTTAGTTTAGCGGCTTTCTCAGCCTTTAGTTTTTCATAATAATGATCCAGCACAGCCCGCACCAGAAAGCCAATCACCGCGCCAAAAATTGAAAGCAACATAGTGTGTACAATGTCCTGAAATATGGTTGCCCCCAAAACCGAACCCAGGGGAACGAACAGATAAGAGTATATATTAGATGCGGTCATTTTATTCATTTCAGGCGGTGGCAATGTGGCCGCATTAGCTGCGTTTTAAGAAAGCCCTGTACTATAACAGGGCTTTCTTAACAAAATGATTTGAATTGAAATTGAACAGCGTTAAACAGTAATTTAACGCTGTTGGGTTATATGTCCTGCTATCAGGTGCCGGACACCAGAGAGCCAATGAATTTTGACCGGGTAGGCAGTGCCTTAAACCGCTTCTGGAAGCCTACAATATCACCGCGCTGGTCTGGATCACGGAGGCGGTCAAACATTTCCACAGAGCCATCCGCTTTCATTACTTCACCCTCCAGGAAGGCGAGGGATGAATACCGATCTGATGCCACTACAGCAGCCGAACCAAAAGATTTTTTAACGTTGGTTCCGTTAAAAACTGCTGTGTGCGGGTACTTCATCATCGTAAAACCGTAGATGTTACGCACCGCACCGTTAGGCAGGGTAGCAAACTCTTTGAAGGCTTTGGAATCCTGAGTAAGCAAATCTTCTACGTGGTAGGGATGCAACACCATTACCCGCTTACCTTCAGCCTCAATCATATCAAAAGCCCGCTGCAACTTAATTACGTCTTCAATCAAAAGAATCTTACGGCCTGTATCTGCACGAATGGCACCGGTGGCCTCCAGGATTGGCGTTAAAGTAGTGTTACCATTAGGTGCATAGGCATGAGCCGCCCGCTTCAGACTGGAGGCACGTAATGCCCGGCGGTGACCTTTAAGTACGGATTCCATTTTGTCATAAGCCGTTTCCATTTCTTCCACATTGCGTACCAAGGTGTTTTCAGTATCCAGGGTATCCAACGGAATAGCAATAGGAGTATCAGTACGCTGGGTGGTAGGAATCGGCCACACATTATTATTAATGAGTACAGCCGGATCAATACCGGCATCTGCCAGGTTGATTGTATTGTACTCCACAAACTGGGTCATATCCTGGGCATAGTCCAGAAATGAAGACTCAGCATAAAAGGGTTCCATCAACTGCGCAACCCAAATCTCTTTATTTACTCCAGCCATTGTTTTGTTATTGTAGTATTAAAAGTGTCTTAAATGAAAATTAAACGGTGGTTAAATGTTAGTTAAGGGTTACTTATTCTCAAACTGGAACCATTGCGGATGCTCTGACTTATGTGCCGTGATGAAGCCATCTTTTAACTGCTCGTACTGCTCCGGCTGCTCAGCTTGGAGCCTCCGTAAGCCATTAGGATCTTTTTTGCGCCAGTCCTGGAAAGTCCAGTCTTCACGGCCTGGGGCTTTTGGCTTTTGCGCCCCGCCAGACTGAGCCAGCTTAATCAATTCAGTCGCCGTAAGTGCTGGTGCTTTGGGAACTGCACCCTGGGGCGCCTGCGCCTGATGACCTTTCACAAATGAAAGAGCTGCTTTGTAATCGGCCTTAGCAAACTGCCGGATCGGATCGGCAACCAATCCTTTTGATTCTGCCAGTGCCACCAGTGCATCAATGGCATCATCCGGCGTTTCCGTTTTGGCTTCAGTTACCGGAGCCGGTGTAGTGGTTGGTTTCCGGGCAGATAAGGCCGCTAAGATTTCGGCCTCTGTAGCATCTTCAGCCAGGCCCAATTGCAATGCAATGTTTTTCATACTCAGTTTTTGTGTTATGTTGGGTAATAGAAGATTGATTTTTTCGTGGCTCATGCCTTCAGATAGCTGTAAGGTTTCATCCTGAAAGTGTAGCTTATAGGCATTACTGTTAGCAGGAACATTAACTATAGAAACTTCACGTAAACGGGCTTTGGTAATCGTTGGCCGGGTCTGGCCTTTTACCATCATTTTAGGGTCTTCACTGATTTCAATGATTGAAAAGCCAATTGAGGCAGCATTTAGCATACCTTGCTCCCATTTGCTTTTAATTTTCAATGCTAAATCATCCGTTTCATCAAAAACGGGTGTTGCGTGTATCTCTCCGTTTTTGACGTCAATTTCTTCCCATTTGCCAATTGGCAAACCCCATTCGTTATGTCCGAAAAACATGATTGGGTTTTTCTTAAACTCTGTTAAATCCAGGCCGGAGGTCAAAACCCGGAATCCGTATTTGTTTACGCTTTCATCTGTCAGCCTTATTTTTTTCATGGAACCATTGATTATAAAATGTCTCTTATGGCAATCGTGAACCCAAAATAGGAGGCTTTTTTTGCGCCCTGCAAATGGGTCTTCTTTGACCTGGTACAGATAAAGCAACTTCAGGGCTGTACAGTCCAGAAGCAGGATAAAGCCTTTGTTGCAGGCTTTAAAAGCGTCCATTTTCGCAAAAACATTTTAATTCATGGATGCAAGACAAGCAGCAAAGCAACTTTTTGACGGTGGATGGCTACAGAAAGACATAGCCAAAATCCTAAAGATCACCGAAAGAACTATTTCCGAATGGGCCACTTCCGGCAACTGGAAAGAGCAACGCATCAGACGTGAACAGGTATTTGCGACCCTGAAAGAACGGGTAGCGCACCTGAACGATTACCAGTTGGAAGTACTGGAGCGGAAGGTGTCACTGTTGCGGGAAGAGCTTAAAAATGACAAGCTGACTGTTGCCGAACTTGACAAGCTGCTCATCAGCCGCGGCGACATTGACGCGCTGCAAAAGATGTTTGTTGTTTTTAAGGATCGGGAATTTGGCTTTGACAAACTGGTAATTGTCATCCGACAATTCACTGAATACATTGAAGCCAGCAACCAGGAACTAGCCAAAGATTTGCTGCCCTACGCAATGGATTTTATCGAAAACCAAAGGAAGGAGGCGTAAGCAATGGATATAAAAAGCCTAAAACCCCAGGAGCGGAAACAGTACGAAATCTGGCAGGAAACCTGCAAACGCATTGCCTCCGGATCACAGCCCGATTTGCAAGAATCTGCCGAAACCCAGCGCAAACGGAAAGAACGCCTGCTAAAGCCGGGAAACTTCCGGCACTTCTGCAAATACTATTTTCCGGAGTTTGTAACCGCTGATTTCGGATGGTTTCATAAGCAAGCCATTGAGGATATTTTTGTAAATGGTTGCTCAGACAATATCTGGGAGTGGCACCGCGAATCTGCCAAATCCGTTTTTGCCGACATCTTTCTACCTGCATTCATGCTCTGCCGTGGCGAACTGGATGGAATGATATTAGCCTCCGAAAATGCCGACAAAGCCAAAAAGCTAATTGGTGACCTGGAGGCCCATTTACGGAGCAATGGCCGGTTGATTCACGATTTTGGGCCCTTTAATATTTCCGGCTCCTGGGTATCGAAATACTACCAGACCGGCACCGGCATTGGCTTTTGGAGTTTCGGCCTGGGGCAAAGTCCAGCAGGTGTACGTAACGGCCACCGCCGCCCAAATTATGGGGTGGTGGATGACGCGGATAATAAGGATTTAGCCAAAAACCAGAAGCTGACAAAAGAGGTGGTGGATTGGATACTAGGGGAGTTTCTGGGCTGCTTGCAGACAAAGCAGCACACATTTGTTTACGTAAACAACCGGGTACACAAACACGGCCTGACTGCTCACATGGTGGGTGATCTGGAGGAGGGAGACCCTAAAAACGATCAGTTTAACCACATCAAAGTTTTCTTTACTGAAGACCCGGTAACCCACCAGATGAAATCCATCGAAGATGGAGGAGTACCCGCCTGGAAAGAAAATTATACTGTAGATGACTGCCGCCGCAAAATTAAGCTGATGGGTTACCGCAATGCTATGCGGCAACTCTACCACAAGCACATTGAAGACGGAAACGTATTTACGGATGAGATGCTACCCTGGGTTGATCCGTTGCCATTACACAAGTATGATGCCCTTATCTGTTACACTGATCCGGCGTTTGGCGAATCCGATAAAGGCTGTTACCGGGCTGTTGTACTATTGGGGCAAACAGGCCGGAGTTATGACATTCTTTGGATTTGGCTCCGGCAGAACGGAAACTTTGCCCGTGCCCAATATGAGCTTTACTGCGGCCTGGAAGAAAGAACGCTTTTCCCCGACATGACCCAGCCGGTAACGGCGCCGTTCTGGACTGAATCCAATGAACTGCAAAAAATCCTGTTAAAGAAAATCTATGAGGAGGAAAACAAAACCCGTACACATGACTGGTGGCCCCGCTTTGACATGGATAAGAAAGCGGATAAGATTGGCCGGATTGAAGCTTTGGAAGTAGTGGCCGAACATGGGCACCTCAGATTTAATGCACTCGCAAAATTTAATAAGGACATGCAAACCCTGCGTGACCAGTTTAAAGGTTTCCCAAACGGTTTTATAGACGGGCCGGATGCGGTGGAAGGTGGCATTGCCAAACTTAAAAAACAGTCGCCCAAAGGTTTTAAAGCCAGAGTAGGTCAATACTTACGCAAACTCAACCGCAAAGCTTAATCCACATTTAACCCGCTAATACCATGTTTCTTACCAAAAATGATTTACAAAGCATTATTCGCCTGTACCGGCTCAACCAGATGCTGGATGATGATACTAATAATATAATCCTCAATGATGTGCTGGAAACTGCGGAGCAAACCGTAAGAGATCACTTATACCAGCATTATAATATAGGGGTAATCTTTTCTGCTACTCTGAATGACCGCAAAAAGAATGTACTACGCTGGTGCAAATACATTGCTATCTATCTGTTATATGATAGAATAGCGGATGAACTGGTACCGGATCGGGTAGTTAAGAATTATAATGAAACAATGGATTTTCTGATGAAAATAGCAGAGGGGCAGGTTCCGGTTGAATTGCCACGCAAAACTATTCCTAATCCCAACGATCCGGCCAACCCCAAAAAGGCCACCAAAATGAAGTGGGGCAGTCTGCCGCCCCGCACCTATTAAAAAGCCATTAATCACCGTTTAATATTTGATTTATGAATCTTTTTGCACGAATTAAAGAAGCTTTGCCTTCCCGCCTCCGGGAGAAAACACCCACTAATGGCATTCAGAGTACGGAGACACAGAATACGGATACAATTGAGATTTATACCGGCGAAAACCGGCGTGTAGCTTATAAGTTAAAGCAACGCCGCCGTTACCGCACTGAATTTGGGCAGGCTGAATTAAAGAAAGCCATAGACCAGGCAGAGGATCACGTACATCCCCGCCGCGAACTGCTTTATAGTATTTACCGGGAGGTTGTACGGGATTTGCATTTATTCTCTCAAATGCGGACAGCCAATAACAAAGTAATTGAACAGCCGTGGGCAGTAGTCAAAAAAGGTACCATTGACATTGACAAAGAACGCACAGCCCTACTGCAAAAGAAATGGTTTGAGGACTTTAGACGGCACTGCCTGGATACCGAATTCTGGGGCCACAGCTTAATTCAATTTGAGCAAATGCAGCCCAATGAAGATGAGCAAACCCGTAAACTGGCACCGGCTATTTTCAATAAGATCAGCCTGATCCCGCGCGAAAATGTGGAACCCAAAAAAGGGCTGCTGCTGATTTGGCCCGGAGACATAACCGGAATCCCGTACCGTTCAACCCTGCTGGGTGATTGGCTGCTGGAAGTCGGACTGAACGACTGGAGCCGCTCGGGTGAAAAATGGGGTGATCCGCTTCTTGTCATCCGCTCATCATCTAATGATGATGCAGAGAATGACAAAAAAGCGGAGTTTGCCGCAAACTTTGGTAATAATGGCTGGGCTGTGCTGGATAATGATGACCAGATAGATGTTCTGGAACGGCAGAATGACAAAGGATACGCTATCTTTCAGGACTTGTGTAAATATCTGGATGAGGAAAACAGCAAGGGTGTAAACGGGCAAACCGGCAGCAGTGACCAAAAGGCTTTTGTTGGTTCGGCCCAAGTG